TTATAATGTCTCTACTAGGTTTCCACTTATTAAGGGGAGAGTTAAGGGTATTAGTTTCTTTTATTAAGTTAAAGGCCATCAACTTCTAAATTAATAGTTTTATCCATATTAATAGCAAAGAAAAGGTTATTTATTTCTTAAATTTTTCAAAAAAACGAGGGTTTTCTGGGGTAATTCCTTTAAGGACAATATTTTCTAGGCATCCCTCATTAAATTTTTAAGCTTTTAATATAGCAAAGATAGCTACTGGGTTATCTACAGCCTCAAGCCTCATATGCATTCTGGAGGCATAAGATTCTTCTGAATAATTAGAAGGGTTTTTAGGCTTTAATAGCTCATTAATATCTTCATAGATAGGCTATTCAAAAGTTTAACTCTTAATTTAGAGATATCTGTTGGAAGCATGATCATGATTTGTAATCTTGTTTTTTTAAGTATAAGCTCCATTACAAAAAGTATTAAAAACTTTCCTCATTACAGTTACCTATCCAGACTGGTAACATCCAATTTTGCTTAAAAATTCGAAGGTATCTCCCACATTTAACATCTTTGCACATTAGCCTAATCCAAATGATTGTTTACTAGTATCCTTAGCATAATGTTAATAAAGGGTATCTTAGAATTTAGTAATATCTTTAGTCTTTATAAGCATTAAAACATCATCTCCAGATACATGTAATCTATACACTCCTATACTAGCTAATTTACAAATATACTTCATGAATAAAATAACATGAATGGTATTCATTAAGGTGGTTTTAAAAGGGTGTCCAGAAAAAGTAGTTCCATGTATTTCTGCCTCCATAAATTTAACTTTTTTAGCAGTATGAGTATTTACCTACTAATTATGATAAAAAAAAGAAGTTTTGTAATATTTTTAAAGAAGAGAATTTAGAATATTTTATTGTTTTGGGGCAGAATATTAAGAGTACAAAGTTTTTTAAATTGGTTCCCAAAAGGAATTGATAATCTCATCATCTATTACTGTCTAAATAGAATGGTGCTGATGAGAGTCATGTCTGGACCCATCCAAACATACAAACTTCCAATCTCCGAACTTGTCCATAAACTGAGCTGATCTGGTAAGAATCTGTTCTAATTGAGAAGTATTAACTCCATGGACAAAGGTGTCTTTATAATATTCTTTATATGCTTTTATCATAGCATAATTATAAGCCCCTAAAATAACTTTATCCTCTGATCTAGGGTTAAAGACTACCCTTACATCCTTATCATTAAGTGTAGAAGAATCAGAATTATTTTTAGGATCTCCAG